GCAGCCTCTCTATTAACAGGAGATCCTACCGGTTCATGGCACTTGACAGTTGGAAATCCATTAAACCCAGTAATGATGGTAGGTAATCTAACATGTAGAGAAACTAATGTAACCTTTGAAGGCGGCATGGGAGTTCAGGATTTTCCTGAAAGAATGGTAGTTGAAATTACATTAAAGCCAGGTAGAGCAAGAGATAAATTAGATATAGAGTCTATGTTTAATATGGGTAGAGGTAGATTTTATCTTCAACCTAAGGACGGAGTTGATGTTAATAAAGTGTACGTTGAAACGGCTTATGGTGGTAAAGATAAAAGAAAGGCTCTTAATTCTGAATTTAGAAAAATAGCTAACGGTTAAGATGAAAATATATTCTATAGATAAAAAGAAAATCATAGATAATAAACTGTCTATGAGTGCTCCTACTCTTATTTTTGCAGATTCAACGAGAGTACAGGATATTCATATCGTAAGTAATGATGAGACCGGTAGAATAGATCTAGTGTCTTTATCAGAATATGGATCTCATGATTATATTGACATTATTTTAAAGTTTAATGGAATATCTAATCCCTTTTCTATTATAGAAGGTGATGTATTATACATTCCACCTAAAGATTATGGTAAAAAGAAATGGAAATTAACATTAAATAAAGACGAGAAAAATCCGATAAGAGATCAATTCATAAATACTAAAAGGCTCCCTGTTAAAGATGCAAATAGAATTGAATATTTAAGTAAGAAATATAATAAAGAAATATTACCTCCTAATATATTAAAGACTGGAGAAGTTAATATCGAAGTAAGTAACGGGGAAATAAGAATTTAAAAGCATGCCATTAAACAATCATATTTTAAATGTAATAGATCATTCATTAGAACTTGATGTTATAAAGTTTGATGCGATGGGAGAAGATGAACCTGATGGAGATAAGCATAGTCACACCATCGGAGGACCTGTTCCAATGATAGTGATTAATGGTAAATCATTTTCAGAAGCAGATGTAAGGCGTTTAGAGATAAACTGTAATGACAAAATTCCTACAATCAATGTTGTAATAATGGACACTGCTGGAACGTTTGACAGTGATTCAACACCTAGGGACGGAGATGTTATATCTATTAGAATTGCATCTAGACAACAAGATACCTTTAGAGACATAAGAATAGATTTTGATATAGATGAAGTTTCAGGTCCTCCTAACAGGGATTTAGAAAAAGCAACAAATGGTTCTAAATATTCCATGGAAGGAACTATGAAAATACCTACAATGTATTCTGAGGGATGTGCATCCTATGAAGGAACTTCTAGGGAACAGATTGAAGAATTTGCAACTAAATTAAAATTAGGATTAGCAACAAACATAGATGCATCTGATGACAAAATGAAAGCTCTTAGTGCGTGCCAACCCAATATTGAATTTTTAAATAATTTAGTAGAACACTCATATATTGGTGAAAATAGTTTTCAAACATATTGTATAGATCCCTATTATAATATATGTTTTGTAGATATTAATTCATTATTAAATTCAGAAGAAGGCGTAGATGAAACTTTCATAAATATGGAAATGGACTTTGATGAAGATGGCGAAGAGCAGAGCTCTAATAAAATAGAGATAAGCAACATATTGACGAATGCCGCTAATATGAATTCAACGAATACATTTATAGAAAGTTATTCTCTAGTTAATAACGCTGGCTCGCTTTCTAAAAAGAATGGATATAAAAGAAAAATGATTTACTATGAACCGGGCGTAGGAGTAGTAGCTCATGAATTAGAACCCCTTGCCAGCGATGATATGAAAGACATTGAAGAACCTCTAAAGGGCAGAAGAGGCGAAGACAGATATACTAAAGAGGTAAAATCAAAATTTGTAGGTAGGCTTCCCATTCAATCAGATGATTCACCCGGTACGCATCTTAATTATTCTTATTCTGCGATAAGTAATCAACAAAACTTAGATGAAATGAATAAGATGAAGCTCGTTGTTAATCTTAAAACATTTAATCCAGGTATTCATCTGTGGCAAAAGATACCTGTTCAGATTCTGAAAGGTGGATTTACACAAATGTCTGCTGCACAAGGAATCAATGAATCAAAGGAAGGTAAAGGATTTGATACAGATCAAGATACCGAGGCAGAACATCCTTCAGAAATGGGAACAGAACAAATTAAAGATGAATTTTTAACTGGTTTTTATGTTATTGCTGGAATTATATACAGGTATAAAGAAAGCACTGGAATTACTCAAGAACTAACTCTTTTAAGAAGAGAATGGCCAAGTAGACTCAATAACGTTAACGCAGAAACAACATCATAATAATAAGAATATATAATTCATGTCAGACTTTAAAAACATAGTAGATTTTAAAAAGGGTAAATTAGCGCAGTCTCCATACCAGGATCCTACATATTTGTCCTTCGTTATATTGTTTGACGTTAATAGTCATGAGCATTCTCCTATTTTTTCAGGAGCTGCCGAAGAATATTATACTCGACACCTGGGAGCAACTGGTTCTGATAATTCAACAGCGATTACTCCTGGTAAAATAGATCCTATTACGTTCAAACCGGATGACAACGATCCTACTACTAGATTCTATAGTGAAAGATTATCTAATCTCATAAAATTTAAAAAAGCACTATTAGATATTAATAAAAATACTCCATGGTTTTTTCAAGGAATACAGGGAGTAGATCGTGTTATAGCAGGCATAGACCCAAATAATCCATATAGAGGAGGAGATGATGCAAAGCTTACGTTAAGTTGCTTAGAATCAATTAACCTTAGGGTTTCGGGTTTAATGCACTTATATAGAAAGGCCGTATTTGACGAACATAAGCATAATTGGATATTACCTGAAAATCTTAGAAAATTTTCAATGACAATATACGTTACTGAGGTTAGAACTATAAAAAATATGTCTAAAATTTCATTATCAGGAATTCCTAAGAAAATATCTTTAGAGACTATTAAAGGATTCCCTGGTAATTTTAAACCTTCATTGGGTGTAGAGAATGGAAATGAAGGTATTTCAGGAAATGCAGCAAGACCTTTCTTTATGTTTAGATTTAGAGAATGTGAATTCTCTCTAAATTCAGGAGCAGATCCTTTTGCAGATCTTACTAAAAATCCAGGTGAACAAACCAGGCAAACTGTCGAAATGAAATATGAAGTTATAGATAAAGTCGATGCCAGAGTCTTAAATGGAATAGTATCAGATACATTTCCAAACGGATATTCACCAGCACCCGATTCTGAAGATTATGAAGCAGATGGTATACTTGGTTTCTTAAAAGATAAAGCACTAGGAAAGCTTAAAGAATTAAAAGATAGAGCAGAAACTGATATTAACAGATTAGCAAGAGAAAAGAAAGATGAATTAGTTCAAGGAGCAAGGGACAGTGTCAGAGGACGAGTTCCTAATTTCGAAAACATATATCAAGATGCTCTAAGGGGAGTTTCAGATGGAGTAGATAATATAGGAGCTAACATCGCAGAAAATGTGTTTAATGTAGATACAAGTGCAACTGTTGGAAGTGCTTTAGAACAAGCAGCCGCACAGTCTCTTGGTAATGTAAACGATTAATATATGTCAACTGAAAAGGAATTAAATACTGATAATCTTAGAGACACACATTGGTTAGGAGAAGTTATCGACAATGTCGATCCTCTTAAACTGGGTAGATGTAAGGTTAAAGTTTTAGGAAAGTTTGATAATTTACCAGATGATGCTATTCCATGGGCAACTCCTATGAATAGAAACGCAGTAGGTTCTCACCAGGTTCCTAGAATAGGAGATATAGTTTCAGCTAGATTTGATAATGGTAATTTATATCATCCTGAATATTGGTTTCATATAGATCAAAACGAAGATCTTAAAACAGATATATTAGAAGGAGCTGGCAATGCTGAAAATGTAATAAGTCTAGTATATGACGCTGAAAGAAACGTAAGAATTTATCACTCAGAAGAAGATGGTCTTATAATTACAAGAGGAAGCGGTGCAAAAGAAAGACCTATAATACAAATAGATGAAGTAGGTGATATTAAAATTTCTACGGACGATAGAATATTCATAGATTCAGGAGACGTATATTTAAGTAATACAGGTGAAAGTGGAGAAGATACTTCAGAACCCGCTGTAAGGGGTAAATCACTAGAAGCATGGTTAGACGAGTATTTAACTCTTTTTGAAAACCATATACATCCAACCGGAGTGGGTCCATCAGGAACTGCGGTTTCATTACCTCCTACCCCATCGGGTGTTGCATCTTTGAAAAGTAAACACCCTGATTATCAACAAGAAAATAAATAAGAATGGCTGCAGATTGGACTAATTTTATTAGTGAAGTAGAAGGATTTCTTTTAAGCGCACCTACTGCCCCACCGACTAGTGCCGCAGAATTCGGTAAATTATTAGCCACACAATATACGATTGATGTTAAAAAAGGTTCTGGTCCTAATGCAACGTGTATTCCAGGAATGGCACCTCATGAATCATCACCCGGGGAGAGTGCATTCATAGCAAGCTATGAACATTGGTTCACTGACCTTTTTGAAAAAGGAGAACCTGTCATGGAAACACCAGACACCGAAGAAAAGAAAATAGGAATTGCAACGTGGTTGGCGAGTGCAGCTGGCGCAGCTTCCAGGTTAAGTATTGCAGGAAAAGACAATGATCCTGAATATAATAAACTAGAAGGTGAAATTTCAGGAGGTATACAATACGAGCCAACTGAAGAGCTTGACAAGTATCTGGAAGAGTTTAAGGATGACGAAGCAGAAAACCTATATAGATTTAAATTCTTCGAGTTTCATCGCTTAGATGGTAAAGAAACCGGCGATGAATTAGCTAGAATATTTGCAACAAGATTATTAATGCAATTTGAGGATATTTCTGACGGAGATAAAAGATGGGATTTTTGGCACTGGGCGACTTGGATGGGAACTAACGAAATTAGAAGCAGAACCACTAGTGGTGTTAGTGATGGGTTTAGTAATCAAGACATTCAGCAGATGAACAATAACAGGAAGGCGGCTATATCTACACTAAAGGGATTAGACTGGGGTTGGCAATCATTTAAATCTTCCTCGGGTTTTTCAGTAAATAATAATAATAAAAATAGTGATGGAGAATTTCATCTACTAGTTTCTAAATATGTAATTGATGAAATAAGGAAGTGTCATCCAACTGTAGATAGTGATGGAAAGTTTTTATACAATGATGAAACTGCATTAAAGAAAGATCCTATACAAGCTATTAAATATCCATGGCCCTTTGATACTACATTACCCGTAGGATATGAAGAAATGGAACCTGCTGAAAAATTAAAAGTAAGATATCCATTTAAATTAACTAATTTAAAAATACAGGAGCCTTTTGATGAAAATAATAAAATGCCACCTGCATTAACTCAGTATGTTATTACAGAATTTACGTGGAACGGTAAACAAGACTATGGTTTTAAAAAAAATAAAGTTAAACCCGTTTTTCTAGAAGATGAATTAAGAAAAAAATGGCAAGGATGTCCTCTTACTGAAAACGACGAAACACAGGATTCTATTGTGAATATAGATATGTCTAAGACGGGAACTTTAGCTAAGCAAATTAGAAATACTTTAATAGTAGAAATGGGAATTGAAGCTGCAATGTTAGCAGAAGGTGGAAGTAAAGATGATCCATATAAAGAACTTGCAAAGGCAACTCTTAAATATTGGAAAGATGCAACAATACAGCCATTTGCAACTGATCCCCCGACACCACCATGTTTATCTGTTCCTCCTTTAGGCGGAAAATACATAGGAGTTAGTTACGGAAATCAAAGGAAATTAGCAGATAATTTAAGAAGAGCTCTTAATTCAGGTAAAGATTATGGATTAGATAGGGAAGGTGCAGCCAATGCAGTGGCTAAAGCACTTGCATATTCTTATTTTACGCATCTTAGTGAAATGAAATTTATTTATATGGGCGGTATACCAGTTCCTACTGTTCCTTACGTTCCAATGATAGGATTTGACGCCACCGTAATTTGATATATAACTAGTAAAACATACATTAACCCTTTTAAAAACAAAGTAAATGTCAACAAAGACAACTAAACAAAAGAGACCAAGACTCTCAACAACTACACAGCTTAAAGAAGCTAATCAAGAAACAGAAGTTAAAGTAGAAACTTCTCTAAACAAAGCAACCCCAGAAAAATTAACGCCAGGACCTGACACTGATTTTCTAGATGAAAATGGAGAATTCATGTGGGATCTTTATCAGGCGGATTGCCCCACTAAGTTTAGAAAACCAAATCCACATATTAAAGTACCTAAAGGAGTAAAGGTATATAGTAGAGAGCCGTATGCTCAAGAGTTATTTGATCTAATGGAAGGTCATTCATTAACTTCTAACACTTTATATTCTTTACAATTAGGCGCTAGTTACACTGGAAAGGTGTATGGCGTTGATTCTGAATGGGCGTCAATTGACGTAGGGTATAGAGAATTAATCTATGTAGATTTGTCAAGAGAAACTGCAGAAGTAAAAGAACTTTTAAAAGAAGGAGCTGAAGTTGATGTTCAATTGACTGCCGATACTTCAATGAATGTCAAGAAATATATGATAGGTTCTGTAACTGAAGGTCTTAAGACTAAAGTTATTAAAGAAATCGTAGCATCTATTGATGATGGGAATACAGCATACAGCGGTATTGTTTCTAAAATGATTCCAGGTGGAGGATATATTGTTCAGGTTCAAGGAATTGATTGCTTTATGCCAGGTTCTTTAGCAGGTGTAAATAAATTACATGACTTTGAATCAATCATCGGCACAGAAATGTATGTAGTACCTGTGAGTTATTCAGAAGAAAAAGGAACTGTTGTAGTTTCACATAGAGCATATTTAAGAGCACTTATTCCTAATACACTTAAAACAATACAAGAGGATATTACAGTTGAAAGAACAGGTCATGTTACCGGTTCTGCAAAATACGGTGTATTCGTTGAGTTTGAAGGATGTTTAACAGGTATGATTCACGTTAACGACTTAGATACTGAAACTTCAAAGGCACATAGAGACAGATCTTTAGAGCCAGGAACAGAAATTAAATTCTATGTTAAGGAAGTTATTAATGAAAGAAAAATTACACTTGTTCAAGGTTCTCCTGCTGAAAAGAAAGTAGATCCATGGGAAGGTATTTCTTCAAGATATACTAAGAAAACTGAAGTAGTAGGAAAGGTAAAATCTACTAAAGACTATGGTTTATTTGTAGAAATAGAAGAAGGTGTTGTAGGACTCTTACATGTATCTGAATTCCCTGAAAACATAGATATTAAAGACATATCGAAAGGTGCAGATATTACTGTCCAAGTGATCAGAGTTGAAGAAGACACTAGAAAAGTATTCCTTAAACTATAATCAAATCTATAATTTAGTTGAAAGAGCCCGATCACTCGGGCTTTTTCACGTTATAGTGTATCTAACAGAGATATATAAACCAACTTAAGTTATATAATTACGTAAATGAATAATATTAATAATTCAGACATATTAAAGAACGCACTAGTAGGTGTTGAATTTGAATTTTATTCTAATAAGGATATCGATACGACTGCTAAGGAATTAGCAGGTCTTTTAGGTAAAAAAATTAGAGTAGAGGCAAAGGCACATAGTGACTTTGAAGTTACAAGGGATGAGTTTAAAATTGAACCTGATATGTCAGGTGGTGAAAAACTAATGGAACTTGTAACGGGAGCACAGCCGTATTATGCTGCAAGAATGATGATTATTAAAGTATGTAAATGGATAGAAGAAAATGGGTATACTAATGATAGAAGTTCTATTCACTTAAACCTTTCTTTCGATACTGATAAAATAGAGAATAAGCACAGAATATCTAAAATGAATGTTCTTAAATTTATTTTAGATTTTAAAGAAAGCCAAGTTTTTAAGTTTTTCCCAGAAAGAAAAGATTCTGCATACGCAAAGTCAATTAAATTCGTTTTACCTAAGTCAGATACTTATTTCTATGATGGATTAAATATTACTCCTAGTAATTTCATATATCCCGATTCTAAATATTATGGAATTAACTTTGAAAAAAGACATAAAAATTATTTAGAATTTAGATACTTAGGTGGAGCAGATTGGGAAAAGAAAACTTCTAAGATTCTACAAATGCTAGATCTTTTTATAACTCAATTATGGAATAGTACTAGTGGTGTTCAATTTGACAATCTTAATTCAATAGAGCTTAGAAAAATTCTTGCAAAAAATGAAAGAATTATAAAGGCTAGAAAAGATTGGAAAACTATTAATGTAGGTTGGAATCAAGATGTTAAATTAACGGTTGATTTAAATGACAATGAAAAAATAATAGATTTACACTGGCCTAATATTAGAGAAAGAGTTCTTAGGTTATTTACACATGGTGAATTAACAAAGGGACATATTAACTATGATGCAGATAACGGGACAATTCAAGTAGATCATGGTAACTTATCATATTGCGTAGAATTAGAAGGATATGAATTTGTAAGATGTTCTTTAAGAGGAGAATTTACAAATTGTGATTTCTTTAGCTGTGACATAAATGGATCTGATATTCACACTTGTAACTTTTATCAATCTACACAGATTAATTCATCTAAATTAGAAAGTTCATACGTTCATCAGTCTTGTGTTTTAAAAGATTGTTACGTATACGGAAATGGAATAATGAAAGGGACGATGCAAGGAGGTATATTTAGAGACGGTAAATACGATAAAAGAACTGCAAAGTTTGACAACACTGAAAAAATACTTTATACGGAAGTTTAAAAATAACTAAAATAAAATGAGTGATAATATAATAGGTAATAATAGCCATTTAAATAAGCCTACTTGGGATGATAATGTATGCTTTAACAACTTTGTAAATGAGTTGGCATCAGAGGTAACAGGGTCTTGTATGATTCCTATGAATCTTCCAAAATCAGAAGTAGAGAATATTGTCAAGAGAGCAAAGAAATGGTTCTATAAAAATTACGAGTATTCAATGAAAGAAAACTTTATGGTTTTGCCTAAAGAACTTTTTGAGTCTAATCTTTTTAAATCTAGAAGATGCTTTACTCTTCCAAAGATGGATCCAGTTACAGGTGGTGGAGAAGTTTATTCAGTATATGGATGTTTTGAAACCGGATCAAAGTATGCGGGTGGAACAGATATTAGATTTTCACAAGGTGATTTTGCTATCGAAAGAATGATGTATACTGGAATGTTCGGTGGAGATGGTGTAGTAGATGCAGCAGAGAACCTTCAATATTACGTGGTTAATGAAAGTTTCTTTGATATGGCTAGACAAATTCTAGAAAACCCCATTGGCTATCACTATAACCAACTAACACATGAGATTAAATTTACTGGAGAAACCCCTAATAGAGATATTATATTAGAAGTATATGAAACAATTCCAGAGTGTGCATTATTTGAAGATGAAGCATTCTTTAGATATTGCGCTGCAAAGATTAAAATATCACTTGGCCAAAAGTTAAGTATCTTTGGATTTGCATTGCCAGGAAATATAGAGGTAAATGCAGATGCAATACAGGGATTAGGAGAAGGAGAATTAGAAGCTGTTATTGAAGAAATTAAATCAGATGAAGGCACCGATTGGATGATGCATTCTTAATAGAATATATAGTTAAATGGAGTTTTATATAAAAGCGCAAGGAGATCCTGGTTTCGATCCAACTGAGATGGAAAACTATTCAGAACTTTCAAGACTGTTAACGCAGATTGAAACAGTTCTTTTTACAAGAAAGGGTGATGTTCTAGGTAATCCAGAATTTGGTGCTAATTTAGAAGACTATGTATATTCATTAAGTTATAATGACTATTTATTAAAAAAAGTGGTAGCAGAACAGATTTTTCAATTCTGTCCACTTGCGCAAAAATTTAACGTGACTGTAGACGTTGACTTTACTAAAGAAGTCGACAGACATGCAGTCTTTATAGATATAAGAGTAGACAACAAATATCAAGTAGGTGTCTATGTATAATAAAACAAAAAAGTAAAATGGCAGATAATAACTTTTTATCAACGTCTAGAATTAAAACTGGAGAAATGATCTCAGATGTGAGATCGTATGTTAGCAGGGTATATGGTGCAGTAGGAACTGCATTTACAACCGCTTCTCCTTTTTCACAATTACTAGATGTTATTTCAGAAATAGGAAAATTAATCTTCTTCTATATAGAAGACTCAACGGTTGAGCAAAATATACTAACAGCTCAAAACCCAGAATCAATTTATGGCCTTTCAAGATTAGCAGGACATGATTCATTTAGAGGAGCTGCCGCTTCTGGTGAATTAAAGCTGAGATTAGGTGTACAGGGATTAGATGATATTGCAGGAGATGCTTTAAACATTCCCGCTAATGCTATTATAAAATCAAATGATAATGGTCTAGTGTATACTTTAAGAACCAATAATGATCAATTTAGATTAGACAAATCTAATTCTAATTTCATATATGTTCCCGTAGTTCAAGGAGAATATGAAGATCAAACATTAACTTCAACAGGGGAGTCATTTCAGTCATTTAACGTAATAACAAAAGGAATGGTTGATCATGATCAAATTAGAGTAACCGTTAATTCTAATTTGTGGTCAAAATATGATTCACTGTATGATATGAAGAAAGGAACACAGGGTTACATTGTGAAAACAGGTATAACAGGTGGATTAGATCTTTATTTTGGTAATGGTTCATTTGGAGAAATACCTGAAAAGGGAGCTTCGATTAAAGTAGAATATTTAAAGATTTCCGGTGCTATGGGTAATTTAAACGGTAGAGCTGATTTGACATTTAAGTTTGAAACTGAAGGAACAGATTCTTTAGGAAACACACATGACTTAAACGAATTATTAGAATTTTCGTTTACAGTCGCTCCTAAAATGGGAGCAAATCCAGAAGATATTGCATTAACAAAATTAATTGCCCCATTACAGTCACATTCATTTGTACTAGCAACCCCAGATAACTATGAGCACTTTCTTTCAAGATACGGCTTGTTTTCATATTTAGATGCATATAATACTACAGACGATGGATATTTAGACGATGATAATGTTATCTATCTATTCATGTTGCCTAATACTCTTAAAAAATTACAAAACAATAAAGATTATTTTAGCTTAGATACTTCTGAATTCTTTTTTACTGAAATAGAAAAAGAAGGAATTATGGGATTATTAGAAAAATCAGGAAGACAGATGGTAACGACTGAAGTTAAAATAGTAGATCCTTTACCGCAATACTTTAGAATGGATATTAAGGTTAGATATTTTGAAGGATATCATAAAAATAACCTATCATCTGAAATTAGATCTAAGGTCGCTGAATACTTAATTAATATTACAAGAAGAGATCGTCTTCCAAAATCAGATATAGTAGCAATTATTGAAGGTATTGAAGGTATTGATTCCGTTAACGTTAAATTCACTTCTGAAAAAGAAGAAACAGCTAGAAGATTAGGATATTATATTTCTAAAACAGTAACCGTAACGCCTTCTACTCCACTATTAGAGGATATAGGTAACGGAAAACAAAAAATGGTTTTCTTTAAAAGAAACGTAACTACCTCACAGGTTAATTTTGAAGAAGGCGCTGCTCTTCCGGAGAATGTAATTAATTTAGATTCTTTTGGAGATATAATTTTAGAAAAAGAAGAAGTTGCATTGTTTAGAGGTGGATGGTTAGATCAAAATGGAAACATGGTGGATGATTCAGTAAAGACTGGGGAAAAAGCAGCTCTTTCAATTTACTTTGATGAACCAGCTGTGAAAAATAGCATATTTGCTAAAGTTCAAGCTAAAAATAGAAAAGCTATATAATGAGTATTTTTAAAAATCTTTTTAAAAGCAGAAGAGAAAGGCTATACTCTATTAGGGAAAGTGTATTTGACGATAGAAAAAATCTTGGAAATGATTATAGAAAAAACATTTTAAAGAATTCTATATCTGGTCATATATGGAGAAATAACCAAATGAATGATTTTATAAAGTTTATTCAAGAGGTGTTGGCTGATTGGGTAGACTCTGTGAATTATTTAAAGAGTTATAAATCTTACACTATTAAAAAGAACGATAAAAAAATTAGATAACAATGTCATACCAAAATCTAAGATTTTTTGATAATAATTCTAACGAATTAAATCTAGAATATAATTCTGATTTAGGATATTCTACAGGTAATGCATTTTTACCTGAGATATCTACGGGTTTATATGAAACTTTAAATTTATATGTACTAGAAGAAGTAAAGGATGAATTAGATAATCAAAGGTTTGTACATCCAATATCAGTAGACGCAAATAAAAATACGCTTAAGTTTAAATTCACAGAAGACTATGGTGAAAGTACAGATATATTTTTATATAGTGGTAAAATGAATAATGGGGATTATGATGTAAATATAGATTCTTTTCAAATTAGTGAAATGAGAGACAATAGCTATTATACATCAATTGACCCAGATGGTTTTAAAATAGTTCCTCTAAATGCAGCCGCACTAAGTCCTCAGGCATGTATTGCTAATATTGCAATGAGCTCAGATCAAGAAGGATTTCATATTAGAAAATTAGAAGTATATGCAACTGAAGACGGCAATGAAGTAAAGGTTGCTGAGATTAAAGTGTATGGTGAAATTGTTGCTGAAGATGAAAGACTAAAAAGCCTTTTAACTAACATGGCTCTTAATCTTACCGAAATGGATTATTTGATATTTAGAGATTCTGATATTAAAGATCTTGGTGTAGATTATAAACTATTAAATAGAAAAAGAAAAGAACTTTTATTACAGGCTTCTACCATTAAGCCTTTCATAGGAACGTATAAAGCGCTGTTAGGTGTTATTGATTTCTTTGGATATAACAATGTAAGTCTTAGAGAATACTGGCTAAACATAAATGAACAATCTGAAGGATTTGGAAAAATGATGGTGGTTCCTGTTGCTAATCAAACTGAAGTAGGTTTTTTAGCAAAGAAGAGTAAAAATAAGAACCTTCCTAATTCTAATCAAAAGAAAACTTCTAGATTTTCACTAGCGTATAGATTAAATGTTCCCACTGGAAGACTAAATGAATTTGATTTACCTGAAGTAGAGGAAATTACAGATTTTTCACCTGATGAAATTTTAATAAAATTATATGCTTTAAAGCGTAAACTACAAAAAGAGTACTTACCCCTTAACGCAAAGATCGTAGATATTACAGCAGAAGGTGATTACTTTGACGGAGTAAATCAGAGAGTTTGGAATAACCAACATCAAATACATTCTCAGCTCGCAGGGCAAGACGTACACTATGAAGTCTTTCCTGAAGTTAAATCAATTTATATAGAAGATCTTAGGAAAGTAGACTATAGGTTAGAAGGTCGTAATCAAAGGATAGAAGTTTTTAATAAAACAGAAAGAAATGAATTAGAAGATTCTATTAGATCTTTCTATACTGAATGGCATGATGAAGATATGAGCACGTATAATACTATTGAAAATATTCCAATAGGTGCACCTATAATTTTAACAGGAACTTCACTTAAAGACACATGGGATGATGCTGATTTTACATTTATAGATGCAAATGACACTGATGACGATATTGCATTTCCAGTTTATAATCCTAATGGAACATTAGCTGATAATAGTGAAAACCAGTTAAACGTTTCTGAATTACCAAATGATGTAAACCCAAATAATGTTTATGATTCAGACCCAAGTACTCCTGCTCCTGAATGGAATCCAACAGCTGCAATAGTTCCACAAGACACTTTCTTGACATGGGATGATTGGTGGAAAAGAAGTGTATATGAAATTGAATGGATAATTAAAGGTCCTAGGGGTTACTCTAAAACTATCAGAGGATCTATTGACGACTGGTATACATTGCCAATAATACTTCCATATATAGGTGAGTATTCAATTGATGTTGCCTTTTGGGATTTATATAATATAAGAAGTGTAAGCCACAATGAAAAGATAGTGGTTAAATCTAAGAACATCCAGATATATGGACTTTATCAGAAACTTACAGAAGAATTAGATTGGGCTAACTATAAATATCAGTGGGATGAAGCTGGTTCTTCATGGGAATGGGGTAGAGAAAACTTAAACACTATCGAAGAAAGTATTGCTACTTATTATTTAACACTTGATAGAGCAAATTATCTTAATGACGAAACATTAGGAAAAGAATTTTCTATAAGTAGAAGATATGCCGATCCTTCCGCTCCAACTGGGTTTGCAGAAACAACTGGAGCATATCAATGGAAGGCTTTAAGAAAGCAAACATGGAACGACGGACCTACTACTTCATGGAATCAAACCAGAGTAGGTGCAGATTTAAATTCTTCATTTAAGTTAGAATTAAACGGAGACCTAAATGGAACTATATCAGTTTCGCAACTAGATACATTTACTGGATTAGAAATAGTAGAATCGTACACACCTACTGCAATATACCCAACGAATGCCCAGGATTTATCAGCTTGGAATAATTTACAACAAGAACTTAATAATTTAAATCCTAATCAATATCCTATTTTTTCTAAATTTAATTGGAATCCAATTTATTTTGATTCTGATGGTAATGTTTCGACAGGAATAAATGGAGTTGATGAATGTACATATATGTTAGTTGTATCGAAACAGCCTAATCAAAGTTATGATTTTCACAACGCAACAACTACAACAGGTATAATAGATTCTAATAGCTTTGTAAAATATCAAGCATACAATCCTAACTTTAACGATACCTATATAATAGACGATCATGGCACTATTAGTTTACTAAATCATATGACGTTTTCTTATGATTTAACTAAAATGCCAGGTGTTATAGAGCAGAAATGGAGATTGATAAATAATAGTGTAAAAAAAGAAGATATATATTATGATAATCAGTGGCTGACATACCTATTCGATACAAAAGGAGAGTATAGTTTAGAGCTGGAATTAACTGATTTGAATGGAAATAAAAACATAACAAGAAAAAACATCTTAACAATTAAATAAAATGGCAAGTATTACAACAATTTTAGGGACACATAGTCTTTCTTCTTCAAGACTTACTATCAATAACAATTTTGATAACGTTAATGAAGAATTAGGATTAATTGCAAACGTCCTAGACACGACAAATTCCACTTTACTTTTAACAAGTTCGGTTGGAGCTGGATCATTGAATATAAACAATGGAACTTTAGCTACATTTACAGTTGATGGATCAACGCTTACATCTGGTGTTGAAGCTACATTTAAAGAAAATGTTATTTTTGAAAAAGGACAACAGATTTCAATAGCAGACACTATTAACTTTCCAACTGGAACACCTGCATTAGGAGCTTATGAATTAAATTCATTAGCAGCATCGGTAGTATTAGGAGCATCTACACCTGGACAAACATTAAGTATTATCGCTAAATTAGCGTTTACGATAGATGCCTCAAATGGAGCGATTCACGGATACGATTCAACATCTACTATTTCAGTAGGTCAGAATGGATGTATTAATTTAATAGGAGAATCTTCTAACGGAGGAAAATGGTATATTGTTAGCTCACACTCAGCTACAATATCTTAATTAAAAATAAACAATTAATTAGATGGCTACACCACTAATAAGGATTCCACAGGAACAGGGAGGTACGATGTATGCTTTTGCTAATTCAGCAAGAGATCTTACGCGTGCATATTATAATCCGGATATTAATTTTGAATTTTCTAAATTTGCATTACTAGACTTGCCAGTATATGCTGATTCTATTCAAAGTGATCCGAATAACCCTGAGTATTCTGGACCTAACTACATCGAATATTCTAGACTATTTGAAGGAGGTGGCGGTTCTAATGCTAGTTCTTATAATGATTCGTTACATGATGGAAATGGTAATGTTCATTTTGCACAAACTTTTCAAAGTTATGCCCTTAATTTAGAGAATATGCTTCTTAACCCTGAGGTTAACGACGATTTTGATGATGTTTTATTTGAAAGTGATGCAGAAAAAATATTCTTTAAATACTTATATCACATCAACGCAATAAGAGTAAGAACTGCAACTTCACAAGAAGTTTCAACAGGATTTTCTAGAATGATAGAGCTAGATGACTCTACACAATCCGGTTCTGAATATAGTCAAGTTATAAAATACATCGGAAATATTGATGTAACTAACGACAAGAACTATAAAGGACAACAATACAATGAAATATTTATTAATGTTCCTTCTTCTGTAGGATATACACCTGAAGTTTTATTAGAAACATCTAAGTTTAACACTAATAATATTAAATTTAATCCAAGCTTTGACGGCATGGTTGAAGGAAGAACGTCAGACGACATTCATCCAAATGCTCCTTTTTTAGACTTACAAGCCTATACTGATCAAGATGATGGAACTTATAATATTAATGAAAATGAAATTCCAACATTTGGAATAGACTTTAACGCTTCTGCATATTCTAAAATAATAAACGATCCAAAATTAGATTCAATATTAGATTATTCTAAAAGAGGTGGAGATTTTAGATTCAATGCTATTCTAGTTTATTATGACATATATTCAAAGTCTAATATTGGAAACAAAGCGACAAACCTATACGGTATAATATTATTAGATAACTGGAAAGAAGATACTTCAAACGACGGATGGTATATTCCAGAATTAACTAAGTATAAGCCTAACGAGGTTACAGGTCTTAATGGTAATGCATTTGCACTTAAATTAAATCTTAAATTTAATTCAGCTTTAGATAATGTAGGAGTAGAAAAGAATGTTAATGATTATTCTACATTCTCAATGGATATTTTCTTAGACACTACAAGTGCTTTAGAAAATGCAGTTCAATTATTAAGAGATGCTAACACAAGATATAATGATATTTCTAAGAAAGTTGAAATGTTAGAAAGTTTCTTTATAAGTTCTCAAAATTTACAAGGAATATCTAAAAGATTAGACAATATAGAACAAGATGTTGAAAATGCAACTATTAATTTTCAAGATGAAAGAAGTCTTTTAGATCTAATAACAAACACCAATGCTAGATTAAATCAGGTGATATCTGGTGAAATACCTGCAGAGTTACAATATAATACAGACGTAATAGAATCCGGTAATAAAGGGATCTCTATTGACAAACAATCAAGCACGGGTAAAGTTAAGATTTCATGCGTTAATTACGGATATTCATTAAGCCCCGCCTATGTATATGATACTATATCGGGTATTAATGAAAGAGTTTTAAATTCAGATGGTCCTTTCTTACCTTCAGAATCTGCAACAAAGGCAGTTTGGCAAAGAGTTAAAGAATTCGATAACTTAGTTAGAATCTATACGGCCTTCGACGAAAGCTTTGATTCTAATCTAAATATATACCTAGACGATACTGTAACACAATGGAAAACAGGCCAAGTTGTTAGAGTAACTTTTAAAAATAAAATCAAAAACTTACAATCTAATAATATAACAATGTGGACAGATAAAGAAAATGGATGGTCTCAGAAGATTACTATTCCAGCCTCTTCTTTACTTAGTGCTACTCCTTATATAGAAATTGTTTGTATTGATTCAATAAACAAAACGTTTGAATACGATATTTTAAGATAATATGAGCGCTAGTAATTCTATATCACATTTACTCGAACAGTTTCTAGAATTAAACACTAATTCACTAGAAACTTTTGAGCGTATCAATGAGGCTATTTCTACAGATAAAGAAACAGTTACCATTGACCTATTCGATAATCGCACAGGAAAAATGACAGCGATTCAAATTCCAGCATTTGGATTTTTGAAAAGAGAGATTGAAAGAATTGATAAGAATTTAACTGCAATTAGTGGACTAGACACTTCAAGTGCAAATGTTAAACTTAAAGATGGATCTTATAGAAAAATACATACTTCTAAATTAAAAGGACCTTCTTTACCCGTAACATCTCTTGCAACTCCTAAAGAATTTAATACTAAATTAAACGATTTCTTTGAAGATTTCTTAAACCCGTTATTAACAATAAGTTTAGATGTTAAAGGACAGATTCCGGTAGACACTGAAAGAATATACACTGAAAGATTTATTTTTGATCATGAAGATATTGCATCGACTGAATCCTTTGATGAAATTTATAAAGGTGAAAATGATATTAATTACGAAAGTTTTGTTTCTAAAATTGAAGAAGCTGGTTTAAAATACAGAATCGATGCAGAGACTGTTGATATGCCAATTAGGTCTATTCAATATACAGGAGGCCTAGATGTATTAAAGGTTGAGAATGTTCAGAAGACCGTCATGGTAGACGGTGTTAGTCAAACTAAGACGATTAAAGTTTATACTTTAAATAAGTTAACATATTCTGATGCTAATAAAAGAATGAAAGACACTGAATCTTTAAAGATAGGTGATTCATTAGTAGTAAACAATAAAGAATATAACACAAGATATAAAATAACCTCTATCGATGCTTCAACATCTCAAGTAGGTTTAGAACTATTAGAAGGATATGTTCCTGTAAAGATTGGTGCAGATTCTCTAAGAATTTATAAAGACATTGATTTATCTGTTGATATTGAAATTAAAGTTGGATTTAATGAAAGACAAGTTGTTTTTGTTAAGCCAATTGATCCTATTTCTAAAATTCCTTCAACTGATTTTTCACCAGGAATTGCGTTCTTTTCCAATGAATTAACTATTCAAAACGAAGAAGGTGTAATAACATCTCTCGCTAAATATTACAAAGAAGAGGTTGCTGACTTTGGACAATTCATTAAAGCACTTAAAGTAGATTATATTCCGCCTGCATCGGAAGGTCTTATCCCAGATGCACCGATTATTGAATCTGATAACTTTAAGGTTACTCAGATAAATAAACACCTTACTGAAAACGCAAGTGTTCAGAAGGTTAAGCAGATTAAATCAGATAAGGTCGCTGCAAAGGAAGCTGTTAAAAAACTTGATTCTACTATTAAGAAAAAAAGAAAGTTAATTGCTACTAAAAAATTCTCATCTAAAATTGAAAGAAATAGAGAGAAGAACGAACTATCTTCTTTAATTAGAGAAAAAGCAGCTGAGACAAAGGTATTTTCTTCTAGCGTTAGTGAAATTAAAGCCATTGCAGAATCTAATGAATTACCCAAAGCTTCTCCTAAATATAGAGTTAGAGGTTTCTGGTCAATTCCAGATGCTAAAAAAGTTGGAGATGAAGTTTCACAAGAAGTAGTTCAGTTTATCGCAAGATATAGGTATGCATCTTCTACTGGAAAAACTTCCGTGATTGAGCAAATTAAATTTAATAAAAAAACTGCTGCATTTTCAAACTGGGTAGAAGTTAAAGGTCCTGTTAGAAAAAGAGAAAAGCAAGCAGACGGTGGTTATAGATGGATTATAGAATCTGAAGAAGATGCACAGGCTATTAACTTTAATTCTATAGATTTACCGATAAGACAAGGCGAAGTTATCGAAATGATGGTAAAATCTGTTTCTGAAGCAGGTTTTCCTACGACTCCAGTAGAATCAGAATGGTCCGAAATTATTAGTATTCCATTCCCTGAAGGAGTAATAGCAACTGACGGAGCTAATTCACTCGTAAATCAAAACGATCTAGATAATGTTAAAGTTGAAATAAATGATGATTTAGAATCTCAGAATTTATTTACACACCTTGATACTGGCTTTACAGCAGGTGATACATACTATGCACATGGCGCTGAAAGCCTTGCATCAGGATTTTTAACCGGAGAACAGAATCCTATTAGTGTTTATGAAAAATTATTAGAATTACAGAATCAATTAGAAAGATTACAATCTAAAGTAGAAGGTACTGTTGGAGAACTACAAGTTAAAATTGTAGATGAAGAAGGAGTTGCCACTATGGTTAAAAACAACACTACCGCTAAAATATTTGCAGGATATTATGTAGACAATGCACCTACGGGAATTAGCAAAGGATATGTTGTTACTAAAAACTTTACAGTTGAATTACATAACACCAAGGCATCTGACTTAGAACTATGTGCAAGAATCGTTGGAGATCTTAAACAACCTGCCTATGTTTCAACAAGTCAACAAGATTATGGATTAGGTATAATAGATCTAGAAACAGGTAACATGAAGCTAGCTTCAAATGCTGGTCCTGATGATATGATATCTAATGATACATACTATATGACAGAAGGAAAATATGATCAAGTTCCTTTAGTTTATCAAAACTTAACTGGAGATGGTAATTCTTATAATTATTTTGCTACGGCACCAGAACAATCTTCACAATTAAATGGGCAATTCATATATTCTAGATTTAAAAATATATCTAATAATGGTAATTTATACCTTACAACAAATGCAGATACGGGATCTTCTCATGCCGTAACAAACGGAGTTACTACTGCAGAATATGGTTTAAGTTATCCAATAAGAAATAACAATGGTGGTAATACACTATTTACTCCAGGTAGTATTGCCGATAGAACGCATTTACGAGATTTTAGTGGAGCTGATTCTAGTACTATGACATGTCAATTAACTAATAGCCCAACATCAAACGGATCAGATTTTATATGGAACGGAACATACGGTGGAGGTAATGTAGAAAGCTCTGCTAATAATTCTGAACTAGATTTAATTTCGATAACAACGCTGGGTTCTAGTGAATATGATAAAGGTTTATTTTTATCTAAATTTCATCCACTTATTAAAGACGCCGATGAGGGAGGAATTGACCCTGACAATAGATTAAATGTGTTTGAAATGGTGACAACTGGAATAGTTTCAATGCCTAAGTACGCAGTTAAAAGAGCCAATGACCAAAACGGAAAAATACAAACGCCATATCAGCCTTTGGCTATTACATTTAGGGATGGATCAGAATCCGGACCTAAGGATGAATCAGGTACGGTTATTCCTAGAAAATCTGTTAAGAATTCATTTACGGAAGATGATCAATATTTATTAGGTGGTCTTTCGTGCGGATCTTTCTTATATCTTTCACCTATAAATCAAACTAGCCTATCAGTAGATGGACCTAATAAGTATGGTAAGAAAATAGTAGAAGGTGGAAGTCAGAATGCTGTTTCAGTAGATATGGTATTTCAATATAGAATGACAGATTATTTTGGAGAAGATGAAAGTGGTAAAGGTAGAATAGGTGGTATATATGGAAATTCTTTTGCTAATTTAACTTATTCTAAAAAAATAGGGATAGACATCTTAGACACGTATAAATCTGAATTTAAGTTTGATATCGAAGTATATGCTAAATACAGAGCAGTTGGTACTAATAAGAATAGTATCAATAAAGTAATGCTACAAAGTTATAGAAGTAGCTCAGGTTCTGGTGGATGGTGGTGGAATAGAAGAAGATTCTTCAACTCTAGTAGCGGATATACAGATTTTTCATCCTCTAGATTATACGACTTTGACGCTCGCCCATACAGGTAATATTCTGCTGTAACAAAGCAAGATATATACTCTAACAAAAATAGAGTCTATTCATAAATGGCGAAAATTATTAACACAGCGGCAAAGAATAGTTTGGTTAAAAACAAATCATTTGCTTTACTAAGAACTAATCCAAAATTAACTTCTAATATTAAGTTAGTTGCAGATTCTTTAGGAGATATTTACCTAAGCTCTATTAAGGCTAGTAGAACTCTCTCACAAGTTGAATTTCAAAAATATCCACTATCTGACTTTGGTCAATATAATAGAGATGTTGCTCTTTTCTATGGAAAATTACCAAAAGATAAAAGATATCAAGTAGGTAGAGAGCATACTGATTTAGCTGTTAGTGCGGATTTTTCTTCACAGTATGAAAATTTATATAACTATGGAGCATCCTTTAATTACACTAAAGTGTATGATGAACAATATAGAATACTTGCTCCTATTTGGTTAGAAGACAAGGTCCCCAGTAAATTTATAATATACAGAATAGAAGATGTTAATTTTTCTAAAAAATATACAGAAGATGCCGATGGTCAAAATAATAGGATTCAAGAAATGCTTTCGAAGGCTACTATTATTAAATCATTTGATCTTACTAATAACTCTAAATTAGGAGCATATTTAAATAGCCACATAGAAGATCCTCTTTTTCCAAGTTCACACCTTTCTTTTAATTTTGAAATAGATGAACCTACTCATTTTTCGGGAATAGATGCGATGATAGGTGGTTTTGTCAATAAAATAGATTATATAGACGATGATTATATAAGAGAAGATCTTCCAGAGATATTAGCAAACAATGCTATTACATCAAGTTTTGAAAGAAATGGTATTATTTCAGCTAATGTAATGAATATTGAATTTCTCTTTGATGATGAAGATGCAGAAGATTATAACATTTATAGATATTTTGGAATATATGTTGATGAGCATGAAGAAGGAACTGTCTCAGTTGAGAATGTAAGTAAATTTGGAGTCTTAAATTTAATAGATGATGAATCTGAGGATTTAAAAATTATTCCTAATGAATCTGAATCTAGTCTTCCGATATTGAGCTGGGTCAAAGATAATGAAGGTAATTATCATCACATAAAAAATTCTTTTGAAAATTATAATTTATCGTTCGGTAATATGTTTATTTCTACTTCATTTAAGGGAGATTCTAACAAGTTTACTGCTAAGAAAGAAAATGAAATAGAAACTCCATTCGTAGACAAGAAAGCCTTTAATGGATTTATGAAATTTTCACTGACGCAACCGCCTGTTCATAATGATAAAATATTTTTAGGAGATCTTTTAGAAATCTCTATAGAAAGGTTTAATCTAGGAGATTTCATATTTATAGCAGACGAAACATTACCGATTGGAACGTATTCTGAGGGTAGATATTCATGTCAAGGAAACACTTCTCAAATAGCAGCTGCATTAGCAGGAGCAATAAGAAATGGGGAAATCATACCATATAGCGCTCAATCATATCGCAGTAGGATTGTAATTGATGATTATTCACAAGGTAGAAATAAATATACCACTATATTCGGTATCAATACTTCGAATCCTTATACGTTTTTAGATATGAGTGATTGTACATTAGCGGATTCTCATTTTTCTAAAAGATATAATGAATTTATTAATGAAGGTGGTATAGTTTCTGGTGATCTTTCTATTGGAGATTATTCTATTTATACTATGTCAGGTGGATGTGCAATTGACCAAGGACTAGTAGTTTCTTCAAAGGACGTTGGTAACATTAACGTTGGAGATTATGTAAAATATGACAGAAAGGATAAATTTACTAGAATTATAGAAATAATTAGAGATCCTTTAAATGCAGAAGAATTTAGAGTTATTTTCGAAAAACCTATAAAATTTACAAGAAGGGTATTCTCTACATATAATCCATATAAGACGCCTTTCGGTAAATTTTCAGCATACGACTTTAAAGATTTTGATTTTGATTTCTATAGTACTACTAACTCTGACGTGACGCATCTAGAATTTGAAAGTGAGAATTATAAGGAAGATGAAAGTTCATTTTCAGTCTCATCTGCAAGTTATACAGAGATAATAAACTCTAATGGTGGATCCGGTTTCTCTGGTGTTCCTCAGTCAAATTCGGAAGGTGAATGGAGCATAGTAATCCATGGACTATTCGTCGATGAGTTTATTAAAAAAGGAGATTTCTTAAAATCTGCAATAGATCAAGAATATGTTAAGGTATTAAACGTTACATCTAACCTTTCTTTATCGTATGGCCAAGAGATAAGTACTAAACTAATATTATCAGGTGAACCTAATCCCGAATACGCAATATTAGCATCAGATATTGACAACTCATCTAAATTTATATTTATTCCAGGTGATGAAAATCTAGATTTATTTCAATTTAAAAAATTAGCAAACATAATAGAAGATGATTCGACCGAAGGAGACAGCTCTGAAATTGAAATAGCCAGCGAGTATGATAGATTGAATGAAAACTCTTTAAAAGAAACAAGTATTAATTCAAGAGTAGTTCCCACTATATGTAAATTTGCATTAAAAGAAGGTACTGCTATAAATTCAAGAAATTTACCGTATATACTAAATGCTAATGAAGCGTTTGGAATTGATAACCTTTCTGCAGATATTTCTATAATAAATGATAGGGATAGTGATAAACTAAACATGGAACATTTTTTAATATGGAATATTCCTAGTTATTTGAGAGATTCTGATAAAATACCATATCTTAGAGATTACATTAATCCGACTGATGAAAAAATGTCTTATAGCGATATCTCTAGTAAATTAAAAGATGTAGACTATGATTATTTTTCTGCGTTTTTAAACTTTACAGGAGCATCGGATCTAAATGGAGATTGGGTAGATGCAATGACCAAGAGACTATATACTTCATTTACATCAGGAGACTCTTTGAGCTTCTCCTCTACAGTATTTAAAGGACTTAGATATATTTATAAAGAAAGAAAGGAGTTCTCTCTGAGTCAACCTATATCATTCAGTGCGTCTTCAGAAATAAACGATTATAAATATTCGACAGTATTGTGTTACACGGATGTGCCAAAGGCTCAAGAAATAGTGTCAGAATCCAGAGCTGACTTTGAATTTATAAAAAATGATAAATTTAAAACTATAACCCTTCTAATACATTTAACAATACCTGAAAATGAAATCACTGAATTTGATAGATATCTTTCATACACATTAACAGATATTAAAGATGCTACTACTGGAGAAATCATTGATTCTAGTGTTAGAGGTTTCTTAGAATTTGGAGGTCAGGGTGCAGCAGGCGCTTCTTCATGGGAAGAAGACACCAAGCTATTAACAGCTTCAATTGCGTCTGTCGGAAATAATCAACCTAAATTCACGGAAGATATATTTAAGATAGACGGAGAATATGCATATTTAAAATTTAATATTCCTGGATATTCTTCTAGTCAACAATTTGGAATGAAAGTAGTATCAGTCGTAGATGATAATAATATTATTGTTTCAGGAACACCTGGCGCTGTTCAAACCAACGATGACGGATCTATTTATTTATCATTTAATCTTAGTCCAACTGATGCTAGTAATATTTCAAACTCAGTAGTCTTATCATACGATAAAGGTGGTAGATCTGGATGGGAAAATGTTTTAAAAGATGTAGTTGCTCCTGGAATGGCAGAAAGAATAAATAGCAATTCTAATATAACGTATACTACCATTTCAGAAGAAGGTGTCGAATCTACTGGGCTATACACAATAGAAATACAGGACGGAGTAGAATTTATTAAGACGTCTATACTTACCGCTGAAACGGATGATGATAAACCTAAGGCATTTAAATTAAGTAATAATGAAATTGGTCATGACCTAGTTGCTAGGGAAGATGGTGGATATTATACAAATCTTAGAAGAATGAATGGAGAATATAACCCTTTATTTAGAAGTGTAATAGAATTTACACCACCATATCGTAGTAAAAAAATAGAAGACTCCATTCCGTCATTTGGAAGTCTTGAAGAAATGGATGAATTTATGTGGGAACAATCCAAATATAACAATTTATCAGAGGTAAATTGTGTATTTGCATCTTATTTAAAAATAGACAATATGTTTGGAATTATACCTAATTTCTTTTATCATAAAGTTAACGAAGAAGGTAGTGATGTTTTAAAACTAAGTCAAGAAACAGATAAACAACCGCTATACCCCCTTATTGGTGAAATAGCTATAGATAAAAAGAATCTAAATTTATTTAATAGTAAATATACTAAAGACTATTATACTAGATCCTATGAAGGAGGTAAAAATATAAAAGTAAACGGAACACTAAGTCCAATTGAAGAGAGATCTTTCTTTGCCTCTACTATCATGAAAGTGAAAAACCAATACGACATAACCGCATATCATACTTCTAGAGTATTTAGCTTAAGAGATTTAGACGTAGTAAGATATGACGAAAAGGAAAATGTAAATACAGTATACATATTCGAAGATCGTAATAAAGTGTATATGGATTTTTATATAGTTGAGTCGATTGTTAAAGAGCTTAAAGAAGATAATATAGTAGGACATTATGGAAAATATGTAAATGTTGCTAATTCCTACGGAGATAAAACAACAATAGAAGA